TAGTAACGAGCGTGAGCGTACTGCTGACGCATACAATCTTACAGAGGTTGATTTAAGTAGAGTTGCTGGTAAGTGGGGTATGCCGATTATAAAAGCTACAAAGCATATACCGACTGACATAATGAGTTTTAACTATGTAATGAGTACACCAGCCTATGACAAAGGCGTGCATTTTTACATAGACGACTACCAGTTTGAGAGAGTATGGAATAGACCGTATGAATACATACAAAAGCTAATGCCTTTTGATTGTGTATTTACACCGGATTTTAGTCTATACACTGAAATGCCACTGGCAATGCAAATGTGGAATGTGTACCGCAGTAAGTTAATCGGACAGATGATGCAAGACGCGGGTATAGAGGTTATACCTACTTTGCAGTGGTGCAGAGAGGATACTTTTGAGTTTGCCTTTGCTGGAATAGAAAAAGGCGGGACAGTATCGGTTAGTACGATAGGAGTTAAGCGAGAGGATAGCGCTAGTAAGATATGGTTTGATGGTATGGATGAGGCAATACGCCAGCTAGAACCTAGCCACGTAGTCGTATACGGTGGTGATATAGGTTACAAGTTTAATTGTGGCGTGTCATACATTGATAACCATAACACTGAGCGTATGAACGCATTGAAAAAGGAGAAAAAGTAAATGGGTGGTAGAGGTGCAAGCAACGGTGGTAGAAATGCTGGAGCGGTATTACCTAATAGCGGAGCAAGGACGTTAAGAGCGGATGAAGCTACACGAATAAAAGACGAATGGAGCGGATACGATAAAACGGTTGCAGAGAGCCAGCTGGAAAATTATGGAAAAATATATCTTGATAGTTTTGGAGCGCCCATTGATAACGAGTTTGAGGCTGAGGAACGTTTTAAAAGCGATATAGGCAGACAGTATAAAAATGCAAAGGTTATCATCGCAGAGGTAAACGGTACAAAACTGGAATACTCAGAAATAGGAGGTAAGTTGTATAACACAACTGATGTAACCCCCGAGCCTATAAGAACAGACGACAAGAAACTATCTGATGTTGTTTATAGAATTAAGAGCAATAACCCAAAGGTAAAAATAACAAAGCTGACAAGTGCTGATGTAAAAAAGAGAGACGCGCTAAGGGCGAAACAAAAGGCCGAGACTGACAGAATACTGGATGACGCGTATGTAAGAGATAAGACTTTTGTTAAGACCAGTAGAGAAAACCGTATAAGAAATAGAGTTACAAGACGAGGTGCAAGATAATGGGTGGACGTGGTGCAAGTGGAAACGCAAAGTTGCCTAATATGGGAGCTAATAATATCAAAGAAGAAAAAGACCACTGGGACAACCCTACAAGAGCTGATGTATTTAAGAAAGGGCTAAAACAAATTGAGTTTGTTGACAAAACAATAAAAACAGACGCAGAGAGTATTGTAAAACAATTACAAAAGCTAGACGCTGACACAGAGTTTAGAATATACGATATTACAAACCAAAAACCGTTAGCAATTACTCAGAACGGAAAAAGTGGAGCAGTTGGGTACGATATATCAGAGAGTGAAATTAAAACATTTACAAAAAACGACGGGATAAAGTGGGCAAAAAAGCAAAAGGCAAACACGGTAGAAAAATATCGCATAGATATTGTGAAAAACACTTGGGTTAAAAGAGATAGTGTGCTAGACCCTAACAAATATAAGGGGGTTAGATACAAGTAATGGAAAGAGAATTTGAAATAGATTTAGACGACCCCGATTATGCAGAAATAATGTGTGACATTATGTGTCCCGCACCGGAGAAAGATTAGCAAAGTAAAATAGTTTAAGACCACCCGCAAACCCGCATAAATACTGGGATTGCCTACACAAATACGATAGATTTATAATGATTAGGAGGACAATTTTATGGGTGGTAGAGGCGCTGGATATGACGCACCAAACGGCAGTAGTGGAAATAGTAATTTTTCACCTTATGCGCTGGGTTCAAAGGTAGCAGATACAGTTAAAGAGGCGCTAGGTACAAAGGGTAAGAGTATTGACATGAATAGGGCATATAAGGACGCAAACCCTAACTATGACCCTAGAGGTACATACGCTGAGTATACTGAGAATTGCCAGCGTGCTATTGTTGCTTATGAAATGAGACGACGCGGATACGATGTAACTGCATTACCAACATATCAAGGAGATACAAAACCACAAGTCGCTTATGTTGATAAGACTGGAGCAAAGCATGGCCGTTGGGCTGGAGCGTTCCAAGGAGCAAAACCCGAAAGTGTTAAGGCTAAGAACGCTGAGGGAGTTGTTAAGAATATACAAGACAAAATGCGCGCCTTTGGTAATGGTTCAAGAGGTGTTGTGTCTATTACCTACAAAGGAAAGAGAATAGGACACGTATTTAATGTTGAGCAACGAGGTAAGACAACATATTTTGTTGACGCTCAGACCGGAGACAGAATAAGAGCAAAAGAGTTCTTTAAAATTACTGATACAAGCACAGTAACGCTCACCCGTACAGATAACTTAAAAATATCTGATAGAGCAAGACAGTTTGTAACAAGTGAAAACAGTTATAAGAGAAGAAAATAAAAACAAAAAGGAGATACAAGAATGATAAGTTACGATGAGGCATTAAAAATCGCAAAGGAAACAAAGAAAGTTAATCATTGTCAAGAGTTCCCCACAGTATATGTATTTGAGGATACAGAGTATGAGGGATTTGGAGGAGCTGGCGCACCGATTGTAATAGTTAAGTCTACTGGTAAGGTGTTCGGATTTAATCACTTTGCAGTAACACAACCGGAAAAGGTAGACCCCGAAAAGATGATTAATGAGTTTGATATTTAAAAGGACTGATTAGACGTGGCTAATGAGCAGAATTTAAGGCCAAGTGAATATAAGTTTACCCAAGAGGACGCCAAGAAAGGGCAACGACGCAGTGCAGAGGTGAGACGCCAGCGCAAAACTATGCGCGATATTGCCCGAGTAATGGCAACCGCAAAGGTGGCGGGCGACCGTAATAAGGCCGTATTAGCCCAGCTAGGACTTGAGGAGGACGAAATGGTAAATAGTGCCTTAGTAGTCGCTGGAGTCCTTAAATCGGCTCAGAACGGCAATATAAACGCCGTTGAAAAGTGGGAACAGATGGTAGACGCGCAAGACGCGCAAGATAAGCCTTATGAGTTACCGGCTAGGGTACTGGGTAAGGCTTTTGTCGATATTAACCGCAGCATTATTCCAAATGTAGCTTATGTATTCGAGGGAGGCCGTGGTGGTTTAAAGTCGTCGTATATCTCATTAAAGATAATAGAATTGATTAAGAACAATCCTATGTTGCACGCGTGCGTTACCCGTAAGGTTGCTAATACGCTAAAGGATAGTGTATATGCACAGATGAAATGGGCGATTAATGAGCTGGGGCTTGCAGATGAGTTTGATTATGTACAACGTCCACCGGAGATAACATATAAAAAGACCGGACAAAAGATATATTTTAGAGGTATTGACGACCCTATGAAATTAAAGGGTATCAAGCCGGAGTTTGGCTATGTTGGTATCTTGTGGAAAGAGGAAAAAGACCAGTTAAACGGAGCTGAGGAAGAACGAAGTGTTAACCAGTCTGTATTGCGTGGTGGTGACATAACATACGACTTTTCTAGTTACAACCCGCCCAAGAGCAAGAGCGCGTGGGTGCATAAGGAGAAAGAAATACCAAACGACAAGCGAGTTATCCACTCATGCACTTATTTAGACGCGCCTAGAGAGTGGCTAGGACAAAAGTTTATAGACGACGCGGAGCATTTAAAAGAGGTTAACCCCGAGGCATACGAGCATGAGTATTTAGGCGTTGCTAACGGCGACGGAGGCAGTGTATTTGAGTACATAGAGGTTAGAGAGATAACTGATGAGGAGATAGCAACCTTTGACAATATCTTTCAAGGCGTTGACTGGGGCTGGTATCCCGACCCGTTTGCTTTTGTGCGTATATACTTTGATGTGGCACGCGATACAATCTACTTTTTGGATGAATACGGCGCTAACAAAGAGGCAAATAGTAAGACTGGCCAGTGGATACTAGACCATAAATACGACGATTTCCCTATTACTTGTGATAGCGCAGAAAAGAAGTCAGTTAACGACTTTAGAGATATGGGCTTGCCAGCAAGACCCGCTATAAAGGGCGCTGGTAGTATTGAATACGGTATGAAGTACATACAAGGCCGTAAGATAGTAATAGACCCAAAGAGAACACCAAAGACGTTTAAGGAGTTTACAGAGTACGAGTACGAGCGAGACAAAGAGGGCAACGTTATCAGCGGTTATCCCGACGCGAACAATCATTTTATTGACGCGACACGTTACGCCCTAGAAAAGTTCTATAACAAGAGAGGTACAAGCGCGTAAATGGGACTAATAAACAATTTTAAGAGGTGGTTAAGTATGTTATTTCTAGGAAAAGCAAAAGAGGAGTTTGACGTTAAGCCGATAACAAGCGCAGAGACAGACGCGCTAGTTAATAGGTGTATGAGGATATATCAAGGCGTGCCGGACTGGTTAAATGCTGAGGATGATATTAAGACAGTTAATTTTGCAGCGTCGATATGCTCAGAGGTAGCACGACTAGCAACCCTAGGAATACATATAGACGTTGACGGAGCAGACCAGCAAGGCAGTCGAGCAGAATACATTAAAAATCAGATTGACGAGGTGTATTACTTGCTAAGACACTGGGTAGAGTATGGTTGCGGTTACGGTACTATCATTATCAAGCCAACTGGCGAGACTGTACAAGTAATGACACCGGATAGGTTCGTTGTTACTGAGGTTAAGAATGATAAGATAACCGGTATCATCTTTCACGACCAAGTAGCCAGCGCAGACGGTAAATCATGGTATAACCGCTTAGAGTATCACCGTTTTTTAGAGAACGGCAAGTATGCTATTGATAACCGTTGTTATAAGGGCGAGACAAGGAATGACGCTGGTAAGCGTATAAACATTGAGGATACACCGTGGAGAGGCCTTTTAGAGAGCGTAGAAATGGAGAATATAGACCAGCCACTATACGCAGTATTTAGAACACCAGCGGCCAACAACAAAGAGGTTAATAGTCCACTAGGTATGCCGATATTTGCACACGCTATTGAGGAGCTAAAAGACCTAGATGTAGCTTATAGCCGAAACGTATTAGAGGTGGAACAGTCACGCCGTACTATCCTAATGGACGCTGACAAGTTAATAACTGGAAAACAGAGCTGGACTGTAAAGCGTAATCAGATGAAGTTGCCTAAGTATGTTAATAACGTTGAGGGTGATGGAGCTAGTAGTTTCTATCAAGAAATTAACCCTATGCTTAATACAGATATACGCGTGGCCGGTATCAATAACCTATTATCACAGATAGGCTTTAAGTGTGGATTTGCTAATGGTTACTTTGTATTTAATGAAAAGTCCGGATTTGCTACTGCAACACAAGTAGAGGCAGACCAGCAGAGGACAGTGCAGTTAGTAAAAGACGTTAGAGATAAGCTGGAGGATTGTATAAACCAGTTAGCGTATGCACTGGATAAATTTGCTGATTTATACGACTATGCGCCAGTAGGCGACTGGGAATTAAAGTTTGATTTTGGCGATATACTGTACTCATACGAGGCAGACAAGGCTATGTGGTGGACTTATGTTGTACAAGGCAAAATGCCAGCGTGGAAATACTTTGAAAAGTTTGAGGGCATGACTGAGGAGGACGCTAAGGCGTTGCTAACTGAGGCAACCCAGTCTAATATAGAAACCCAGCAATTATTTGCAGCAGTAGGCAATGAATAAACATAAATTAGAGCAAGACTTTAAGAAACTGAACATTGAGCAAACTGGTAGCGGGTATAAACTAAGCGTCAACTTTGATTTACTAGGGCGACGCTTAGATGTTGCCCAGCTGGCACTAGATAAGCAAGTGTGGAAAGACGTTAAGCGTTATATGCCCCATGATACGGGGACGCTGATAGGGCTAACGGGCGCGTTAAACGCAACTGTTAGAGGTAAGGTATATTTGTATCCGCCGGACAGTGACTACGGCCATTATCAGTATATGGGCGAGAAATACATAGACCCATTATACCATTGTGCTGGATTTTGGACTGAGGACGGGTGGAAGTCACGCAAGGACGTTGAAAAGATACCTAGCGGCCAACCATTAAAGTATACAGACCCTAACGCACAAGCTAAGTGGGGCGAGGTAGCATATAACAATCACAACAGACAGTGGCTAGAAGTAGTTAAAAGGGCGACGGGCGTAAAATGATAACACCGGATTTTTTAGACGAAATAGTATTAGCAACAGAGCAAAGAGTGAGTGAGTTGCATGAGTATTTGATAGGACGTATTGCGAACCGCATTGCGTCCTATTTAGGCAGTATAGACGATATAAACCTAATACCGTCGAGTATAAAGGATTTACACAAACTGATAGAGTCCGGCGTGGTGCTGGAGGATATAGAGCGCGAAATAATAAAGCGATACCCGCAGATAGAGACAGAGGTAAAAAAGGCGTTTTATAACAGTGCTAATGAAATGAGGCTGGCAAACATAGAGTTTGAGCGCGACGTGCTTATGAATGACGTACCGGACGCAGTAATAGAGGATGTACCATTACAAGAGGCATTGAGCAAGCAGTTAAGCCCTTATGAAGTAAAACTGCTAGAGGCTAACTACAAACGGACTAACGGCACAATCCATAATATGACTAAGACCACCGCGCAGAGCGCTCAAAGGGCGTATATAAACGCGTGTGATAGTGCATACTTTAAAGTACAACACGGCGTGGGTATTAATACTGCAATAATGGAGGCCGTTGAGGAAGTCGCAGAGCAAGGAATAGGAGTAGTTGATTTTAACGGTAGAGTCACAAAGGTTGAGACTGCTATATCCCGCGCGGTAAGAACGGGCATTAATCAGACTAACGGCGAAATGGTACTTGCTGAGTGTGGGCGTATGGGTGTTGGTTACGTGGTAGTCTCTGAACATCTAGGCGCGCGTGTTACTAAGGTAAATGATTATACAAACCATAGCTGGTGGCAAGGTAAGGTATACAAGCTCAATTTTAATAACCCTATTCTTTCAAAGTTTGCTACGGCAGACGATGAGCAAATAGCATTGATGAATGAGACAATAGGCGAGGTTAACCCCGATTATCCGGACTTTATAGAGGCGTGCGGTTATGGCGACGTGCAAGGTATTTGTGGTGCTAATTGCCGTCACAGTTTTAGTATGTTTATGCCTAACATCATGGAGCATGAGGGACAAACCATAGACCCAGCGGAGAATGAGAGACGTTACAACGAAACCCAGCGCGCGAGGGCTATGGAGCGAGCAATAAGAAAGACTAAGCGCATTATAGAGGGCTTAAAGGGAACGGGACTAACTAACGACCCGCAGATACAAAAAGAGTTGCAGAGTAAAAACGCACTGCTGGAGCGTCAACTAGACGCATATAGGCAGTATTGCAAAGACCACAGATTAAATGCAGATGGTAGCAGACTGGTTATACCAAAGGGGTAGTATATGGCACATCAAGTACCGTGGGATAAGATAATACTAGAGGAGTTTATAAGGCTGGGAGCATTGACTGAGACAGAGGAAATGATAATGCGTACCCGTGTCGCTGGTATGTCACGAGTGGAGCAGTCACTAAAGTTTGGCCTTAGTGTAGCCAGCATTGATAGAGCAATAGCCAGTTGCAAAAAGAAATACGACGCAGTGGAGCAATATAGTTATATTTTACCACCGCGAAAAAGGTGATAGTTTTTTGAGTGTTAACTGAGAGGTTAGCACTCTTTTTTTATGCCAAAATTAAACCATGAAAAGATTTAAGCAATACAACCCAAACCCTAGAGGATATAACGTTGGCGACTGCACTATACGCGCACTCAGTAAGGTATTAAATCAAGACTGGGAGCAGACCTATTGTGCTTTAAGTGCCTACGGCTATGTGCTTTGTAATATGCCTAGCGCCAACTATGTGTGGGGGACGTATTTGAGAGATAAAGGCTATGAACGACTAGCGGTTGATGATGATACATACACGGTAAGCAGATTTGCAGAGGATAACCCTAGAGGTGTATTTGTTTTAGCACTGCAAGGTCATGTTGTGGCCGTGGTAGATGGTAATTATTACGATAGTTGGGATAGTGGAAACGAGATTGTGTATTACTTTTGGAGGTTAAGAAATGTACGAGAATAACTATGTGAGGACTTATGTACCAACGCAGTGGCAAGCGCCCAGCAATAGTATTCAGTGGGTGCAAGGCGTGGCTGGAGCAAAGGGATATATGATAGCACCTAATAGCTCAGTATTGCTAATGGATAGCGAGGAAACAAAGTTTTATATAAAGAGTGCTGACGCGTCCGGTATGCCTAATTTACGCATATTTGAATATACCGAAATAAGCCCCGTAAAGGCTGATATACCGACTGAAAAAGCAGAGGTAGAGAATTACTGCACTAAAGAAGAAATGGACGAAATACGGGCGCAGATAGCGGATATATTAGCACGTTTAGAGGAGAAAAAGCCAGCAACCCGTAAAAAGGAGGTAGCAGAGAATGAATAGCCCAGTATTTAACGCGCTAAGTACAAATAGCGCACCAGTTAACCCTAGTTTAATGCAGAGGTTGCAGCAGTTTAACGAGTTTAAAAGGACTTTTAACGGCAACCCTCAACAGATAGTACAAGACCTATTAAAGAGTGGCAAAATGACGCAAGCACAATATGACGCAATAGTGCCTCAAGCCACTCAGTTATACAACCTTATTAACAGATAAATAGCGTGCGCACGCATTTATAAACCGACCGTGAAAATGGAACACGGCCGCTAACCTAAAAAAGTTATAGGAGGATAAAAAATGGGAACAGATATGTTAACACCCGCTGATATTGCAGCAGTAACGGGTAACAACAACGATGGATTTGGAGGAGGAAACGGCGCGTGGTGGCTTATAGTCCTTTTCCTATTTGCCTTTGCTGGTAATGGCTGGGGCAATGGATTTGGAGGAGGTGGCAACGGAGCAGCTAACAACTATGTGCTGGCCTCAGATTTTGCTACAATTCAGAGACAGTTAAGCGACGGTTTCAATTCTATCGACAACGCGCTGGATAGACAGAATAGCGGTATATGCGACTTAGGTTATACACAAGCACAGTTGATTAATGGCGTACAGATAAGCGGTATGCAGAACGCTAATGCTATTCAGTCACAGATAGCACAGTGTTGTTGTGACGTTCGCGAGGGTATCTCCGGTGTAAATTACAATATGGCAATGAACACTAACGGCATTACAAAGGCTATTAGCGATGGATTTTGTCAGACCAATTTCAACAACGCAAACAATACAAGGGATATTTTGGACGCTATTAAGCAGTTACAGAATGACGCTAAGGATGAAAAGATTGCGTCACTTACTGCTATGGTTTCAGACCTTAGAGGCCAAGCGTCACAGAACGCTCAGACCAGCATTTTACTAAACGCTTTAAACCCTAGCCCAAACCCAGCGTACATTGTACCAAACCCTAATGCAGTATATGGTTGTGGTTGCGGTTGTGGTTGCGGAACAAACTAAATAGCAGTGGCTATACGATAAGTATTGATAACACTATTACGGGGCGTACTGGGATAGTGCGCCCTATTTTGGGAGGTAAACTATGATAGAAGTATTAAACACAGTTGTTCAGACCGTGCCAGTAGGAGGTGCAGTTGCATATAACACACAGTCTGTTAAAAGTTGCAATGCTGCTGAGAGGTGGCGCGCTGGTAGTGCCAACCTAACACTAACAAAAGCTGGTAGATACTTAGTAACATTCAGTGGCAATATCGCAGTGCCAACGGGTGCAACAGTGGGTGAGGTATCACTAGGACTAGCACAAGATGGCGAGGTACTAGCTGGGGCAACAATGAGGGCTACACCAGCAGCAGTAGGCGAATATTTTAGCGTGTCAACCCAGCACTATGTTGATGTATATTGCGGTTGTTGTGTAAATGTGGCCGTAGAAAATACTGGAGCAATAGCCGTAGACGTAGACAACCCTAATTTTACGGCAGTAAGAGTATGTGGAGGTATTTAATATGCATGAGATAGACAATAAGATGTGGGAGCAGATATACAACCAGTCAAAGACTATTGCAGACCGTGGACTGACTAGCAGTAATATTGATATGGCTTATAAGCTAATTGAAATGTATTACAGACTAAAGAAATTGGAGCTAATGGAGGGTGGCGAATACTCTGAGGCATACGATAATAATGGTAGTTCTTATGGATACGCCGGTAAGCGTGACGCACGCGGTAGATATAGTCGTGAGGGATACGCTAATACTAACAGATATAATAACAACTATGAGGACTATGTGAGCGCAAAGCGCGACTATCGTAATACACATTCTATGGACTGCAAAAAGGAAATGATTGATACATTAGAAATGTATATGGATAACTTTGTAAACGAAATGGAGGAGCTGGCGCGTGACGCTGATTGCGCCGAGGAGCGCGATACTATTAACCGTTATATTAGACGTGTAAAAGAGCTAAAGTAAATCCTAGTTTTTAGAGGGCGTGCCGGTTGTGTACGCCCTTTTATTTTGGGACAAAGACCCATAAATAAATTGTTAAACTAGATTTGTAGGATAGTTTTCCTATGTTTTCTTGTATAACTCCTTAAATAAACCGCGCCGTATGGGTATAACCCACGTAAGGTTTACGACCTTAGCGGCGTGCTACCTAAGCCGAGGTTAAACGGCACAATCCAACTATTGCTGACGGGCAATTAAAAATCACGATTATGGAGGAAAAGGAATTATGAAGAACATTATTGACATTTGCAAAGAGTTTGGAGCTGACATACCGGACGACAAGATGGAGGACTTTAAGAAAGAGGTAGCTGAGAATTACAAGACTATCGCTGAGTTCGACAAGAAAGTAGGTAAGTTAGAGGCAGACCGTGACAACTGGAAAGAAAAGGCAGAAAGCGCAAACGAGACTTTGGAAAAGTACAAAGACATTAATCCGGAGGAAATGACCGCTGAGATTGAGAAGTACAAGAAAAAGGCCGAGGACTTAGACGCTGATTATAAGGCTAAGTTAGCAGAAAGAGACTTTAACGACGCTTTAACAGTAGCAATGAACGGTCACAAATTCACATCAGAGGCCGCTAAGAAGTCTGTTATGAATGAGATTAAGAGCGCTGGCCTTACAATGAGAAATGGTGTCATTGTTGGACTAGACGACGTTATTAAGCAGATTAAGGAAAGCGACGCAAGTGCTTTTGTCGATGATAAAAAGGAGTCACAAGAGCAGAACAAGGCAAAGTTTACCGCGACTATGAAAGACAACGGCGGTAATAATGCTATGACAAGAGAGGAGATTATGAGCATTAAGGACGCAACTGAGAGACAAGCTGCTATCGCTCAGAATATCTCACTATTTAAAAACTAGGAGGATTTAGATTATGCCAACACCAACAAACGTAGTAACACCGGAGGCAAACCTTATTGACACAGTAGCAATGAAAGACGCTCAGATTAGAGAGCTAGATTTTGCACTTAGATTTGAGGGTTCTTTAAAGAAGTTAATTGAGGCACTAGGTGTAACAAGAAAGATTGCTAAGGAGGCCGGTACAGTCTTAAAGACATATAAGGCTACTGGCACACTTGTGGATGGTACAACTGCTAAGGAGGGTGAAATTATTCCACTTTCTGAGTACAAGGTTGCACCAGTTTCTTACAAGGAGATTGAGCTAAAGAAGTACCGCAAGGCAACAACTGCTGAGGCTATTATTAAGTACGGCTGGAACCAGTCAGTAAATATGACAACAGACCGTATGCTAAAGGACGTACAGAAAGGTATCCGCAAGGACTTTTTCGACTTTATGCAGAAAGAGGAGGGTACTGGTACTGCAAGCGGTGTAGGCCTAAAGGGCGCACTAGCTCAGACATGGGGACAGTTACAGACACTTTTCGAGGATGATGAGATTGAGGCAGTTTACTTTGTAAACCCACTTGACATTGCAGATTATCTTGAAAAGGCTGAGATTACAACACAGACCGCTTTCGGTATGACATACGTTGAGAATTTCTTAGGCCTAGGTACAGTGTTTATGAACACATCAGTTACTAAGGGTACTGTTATCGGTACTGCTAAGGAAAACATTGTTATGTACTATATCGCAGTAAACGGAGCAGACCTTGCAAACGCTTTTGATTTCACAACAGATGAGAGTGGTTATATCGGTATTCATGAGGAGTCTAATTACTCTAACCTAACAAGCGAGGACGTAGTAATGGACGGTATCGAGTTCTTTGCTGAGAGAATTGACGGCGTTGTTATCGGTACAATTTCCGAGCCAGCCTCAGAGCCAGCGGGGGAATAGTCAGCTATAACTTAAATGGTGCTTATTCAGCAAGCGACCTTAATAATATGACAATATCAGAAATTAAGGCGCTTGCGGATGAGTTAGGTTATAGCGTTACATCAACCAAAAAATCAGAGATAGTTGCTGAGTTTCTAGCCCAGCAAGGGGAGTAATTATGAAGTATGTCACATATAGCGAATTTACTGAGATTTATGGTGGTTCAGTAGACGAAAACACATTTAATATTCTTTCATTTGACGCTTGCAAGATTGCAGATAACGTAACTACTGGCGTTGATGGAGTAAGAAAGTTAAAGGTTGCGTTTCCGGTTACAGATGAGGACGACAGTTATGCAGTTAAAAGGACTATATGTGACATTATTCATTTAATGGCAGTCGTTAAGTCCATAGAGGATAGCGCTAATGAAGCCGGCACTTATGTGACCGACGAAAACGGCAATATTAAGGGCAAAGTAGTTTCAAGTGTATCCGCTGGTAGTGAAAGTATCCATTTTGCTACTGGAGACGTAAAGACGTTAGCGGTAACACTGGCAAACGACCTTAAAGAGCGCAAGACCAGCTATAAGCAGATTGCAATAGACGGTTTTAGGGGAATTAAGGACGAAAACGGCGTAAATCTTTTGTATATGGGTATGTACCCAGTGGAGTAAAGATATGTACGACGACACTATAACGTTATTTAATCGCTATTCAAGTCGTAAGCTGGGGGATACATGGTATCCAACAGTCATAAAAGGTGTAAACGTAACCGTAGATAGGGCGCAGATAGTCGCCACACAAGGTAGTGACAGTAAAGATAGCGCACGTATCCATATCGCTTACAAAAAGGATGGAGACAAGATAATTATTGCTGATAAGCAATATCTGACACCTAAAATATGGGGAAACCTATTAAACGATGAGTTACCGGACTTTCTCACATTTAAAAGTGGTAACAACTTTGACTTTTTGTATGTTGGAGAGTGGCCGGATTTAGCACCTATTAAAGACGACGACTATATGGATGGTTTTTATAACCACATGAATAGTAATTACGACAACATTTTTGCTATATCGAGCGCAAGTGGAGCGTACAAGTTGATACCACACTTTGAAATACTTGCGAGGTAATTATGGCAGATATAAACAAATACGATTTAGGAGGCTATGAGGCCGTTACACGCGCCTTATGGGACTTATTAGATAGTTTCCCCGCCCTAGATGGCGATGAGTTCCTATTTGCCGAAATTGACGCAGAAAAAGGTAAGGCGTTTATACCTATATCGGGAGCAAAGATTTTAAGGGAGACTAGAGACGTTACAGACCACGTAACCCAGCAGTGCGCGTATCCTTTTATGGTGATATATAAAGCAGCTGGTTTATCTGAGAATAACAAGGCAAATGTTAAAGAGTGGCTAGATACACTGGCAAGGTGGCTGGCTAAAGAACCAGTAACAATTAAGGGTAGTGATTATAAACTTGATGATTACCCGCCATTGACCGGTAACCGCGAAATGAAACGCATTGAATGTACTAGCCCTAGCTATTTGGCCTCAGTTAACACAGAGAATGTTGAGCAGTGGGAAATAATGTTACAAGCAATATACAACAACGAATACGACGAATAGGAGAGTAAAAGCATGAAATTAAAGAGAAATGCACACAGATTTTATGTTATGGCTGGCTCAAACCCTTGGTACTTAGTTGGTAAGGGTATTGAGGATTTAAGCGTCGCTATGAACGGTACTTTTGAGGCTAAAAAGGACGTTCTAGGCGAGACAAGTGTTGAGGATAGCGGATACCAGCCTCAAGTATCAGTTGAGCCATATTACGCAGACCCAACAGATGATATTTACGAGTTCTTACTTGACCTTGCATTAAACCGCAAGAGTGGAGACGACGCAAAGGCTAAGTATCTTGAAGTAATGATTGAAGATATAGAGGCAACAAAGCACGCAGCTTGGCAAGAGGATTGCCGTATTGAGATTGTATCTTATGGTGGAGATACAAGCGGATTTCAGATTGCTTACAACGTATGGCCGGACGGTAACCGTGTAAAGGGCGACGTTTCATACGAGGGTAAGACACCTACATTCACACCAGCAGTTTAGTAAAGGAGGAGTTATACGATGAATAATAATTATATTATCGACGACGGCGTAGAGGAGTTTACCATCTCAAATAAGAGGGGTGAAATCGTTTCATCATTTGCTTTTAACCCAGCAGATACGGGTATTTTGACTAGATATGAGGCCGTCGTCGATTTTATTAACGGTTATAAGTTGGACGGGGTAACAGATGAGGAGATTGAAAAGGCAATAGTTGCCCTAGATAATGACCTCATTGCTCAGTTTAAGTATTTGCTTAATCGTGAGGACGCTGGAGAGGGCGCATTTAAGACCTATAAGCCATGTACAGTAATGGCAAACGGCGACTTTTTCTTTGAAACTGTACTAGAAATTTACGGACAGATTATAGAGGAAAAGATAGGCGAGCGCAGTAAGAAACGTTTAAACAAGATTAGTAAGTACACAAGGAAGTACCATAAGTAATGAATGTATGGGAATTGCCCCAGTCAATAGAGGTAGCTGGCACAGAGTATGAAATACGAACAGATTATAGAGCAGTTTTAGACATATTATGTGCCTTTGCTGACCCCGATTTAGAAAATGACGAAAAGTGGGAGATATGTTTAAGTATCTTATTTGTCGATTTTGAGGATATGCCACGCGCTCATTATTTAGAGGCCAGCCGAAAAGCTAGAGCATTTATTGACATGGGACAAATACAAGACGATAAAAAAGTGCAACCTAGGCTTATGGACTGGGAACAAGACGCACAATTAATCGTGCCGGCCGTTAATAAAGTAATAGGACAAGAAGTAAGAGCTATTAAATATATGCACTGGTGGACTTTCCTAAGTGCTTATATGGAAATCGGGGAGTGTTCATACTCACATATACTTAATATCCGGCAGAAAAAAGCCAAAGGTAAACCGCTGGAAAAGTGGGAGCAAGAGTATATAAGAGAGAATAAAGATATTGTTTTATTAAAAGACAAGCTCACTGAGGAAGAAATAGCTGAGCAACAATTATTAGAGGAAATTTTCGGGTAATGAGTAATACTAACGAGTTTATTATTGATACCGAATTAAATACAGACGGCGCTATAAAGGGAGCTGGTGACCTAGTACGACATTTAAAAATGGTGTCACAGACGGTTACTAATGTTAATAAGACTACAAAGGTTGCTTTTAGACAAGTTATTTCTGACCTAGACAGTGCAAATAAGGCGTATGAACGTCAAAAAGCAAAGGTAGATGAGTTACAGAAAAAGTACGACGAAATGCCTAAAGCTGAGTTGTCTAAGGAATATCAGAAAGAGTTACAAAAAGAGCTAAAACTGGAAGATAAAAAGAACGATTTGCTTGCAAAAATAGAGCAAATACAGAATAGCAGTAAGTCTAGTAAAGCCAAAAAGACTGCTATTGAGAATATCCGCCAGCAACTAGAAATGTTAGAAAAGCAAAAAGCAGCTCAAGCAGATGTTTTAGAGTATATGCAGCGATATGGTGAGGCTTACGACCGTTCTAAATCTGATAACGCTAAGGCTAAACTAGATGAGGAAAAGACTAAACTTACAGACCTAGGAGGTAATGTAACAAGTCGCGCTCAAGAGGCAGTTGAGGCGGAGCGTCAAGTACAAAAAGAAAGTGGCAAGACGGACTCTAAGCTGGCTAAGATAGCAAATACCGCTAAGAAAGTGGGGGGCGCTATTGTATCGGCATTTGGACGTGGAGTTAAAGGCGCTATTAAGGGCGTGGGCAATACTTTTGACAAACTTAAAAACACTATACATAAGTCTAATAATGGCTTTAAAGGTGGATTTAGAAATATCCTAAAGTATGCATTTGGTATACGTTCTACCTTTGTTTTAATAAATAAGCTAAGGCGTGCGCTGGTTGACGGTATGGGAAACTTAGCACAAGTCGATGATAGAACAAATAAAAGTATATCCGGCTTAAAGTCGTCGCTAACTCAGCTTAAAAATTCATTTGCCACTGCATTTGCACCACTGGTTAATATAGTTGCACCTATTTTAACCGGATTTATTAACCAGCTATCACAAGTGGTTACAATGCTAGGTATGTTGTTTGCTAAGTTAACTGGGGCTGGCTCATTTAAAAAGGCAGTAGCAGTACAAGAGGACTATGCGGCTAGTTTAAAGAAAACTGGTAAGAGCGCTAAAAGCACTACACTAGCGATTGACGAATTGAATATATCGGCTGAGGAGTCTGATAGTGGAGCTGGAGGTACTAGCCCAGCAGATATGTTTGAGGAGGTAGAAATACCGGATAACGTAAGCAATTTTGCTACTAAGCTAAAAGAAATGTTTGACGTTGGCGATTTTACTGAGCTAGGCGCAAAATTAGGAGACAAGGTTGTTAAGTCGCTAACTACGTTAGGTGGTAAGTGGGGCGAGATACGCAAAAAGAGCGAGAAAATAGGTACGTCAATAGGTACATTTATTAATGGATTTATTGAAACCTCACAGATAGGTACAAAGATAGGCGAAACCATAGGTAACGTCCTAAATACCGGTATAGATTTAGCCCACGGATTTGTAACAAGTCTCCACTGGGACAGTCTAGGTTCAGTATTTGCTAGTAGCTTTAACGGTATGTTAAAGACATTAGACTGGTCTAAGGCGGGTGAAACTTTTGGTAAGGGATTTGGAGGCATTATAGAGGGTGCAAAAACATTCCTTAAAGAGTTTGACTGGCGAGGCCTTGCAAAAGATATAGCAACATTCTTTAAAAATGTGGACTGGGGCTATGTTGTCGAGCAGATAGCGGGAGCTTTTGGAGCTGCTTTAGGTGGAATAACGGCCTTTTTACATGAAACCCTAATAGAAGTAGGGGAAATGATACATGAGGGCTTTAAGGACGGTATAATAAACGGATTTGCCAACATAGGCCAGTGGATAATAGATAAGATATTTACACCGTTTATTGACGCATTTAAGGCCGCTTTTGGTATCCACAGTCCTAGTACAGTTATGGAGGAGCAAGGCGGTTATATAATGGCCGGATTGCTAGAGGGTATCACAAACCATTTCCAGCCTATACTTGATAAGTTTGGCGAGATAAAGACAAAGATAACAGATACTATTGCAAACCTAAAAGATAGTGTTGTTAATCTTTGGTCTAATATGTGGGACGACGTAAAGGGCATTATTAATGTATTTATTACTGGGGTAGAAAAGTTTTGCAACGCGATAATAAAAGCGATTAACACAGTATTTAACTGGTTAAATAGCTTGCATATTGACGTTCCACCGTGGGTTACAGATAAGTTTGGTATTACTTCATTTGGCTTTAACCTACCAACGCTATCTGAGGTAGAAATACCACGACTGGCAACTGGAACAGTAGTCCCAAGACAGTCAAAAGAGTTTGCAGCTATATTAGGAGATAACAACCAAGAGACAGAGGTTGTAAGCCCATTGTCAACAATTCAAGAGGCCGTTGCTGAGGTATTAGAGCCATATTTGAAAGAGCTAGTTGATAAGACCCAGCAGTTAATTGAAAAAGAGACTGACGTATATATCGGTGATAAGGATATAGCAAGAGCAAACCGCAGAGGTGAAAAAAAACTAGGATATGTAATGACATCATAGGAGGGCTGGTATGAGAAAGCATACAGACGTAATTATTATAAATGGTTATCAAGTGCCAGCTCCCGATGAGGGCTACACCATATCAGAGTCCACATACCTAAACGCTGGTAGAAACACTAATAATGCAGTAGTAGGTCAAATAGTTGGCCGTAACCTTTGGAAAATATCTGATTTACAGTGGAGTAGATTAAGCGTTGAGGAGTGGGCGAGATTAAAAAAGGCACTTAAACCGTTTTTTGTAAATGTAACTTTTACAAACGACGAAAACGAGCGCGTAACTATAATGATGTACCCAAGTGATAGGTCGTCGAAACCTTGCAAGGTTAATGCTAAGACTAATGAATACGGGTATGTATCTACTGCTAAATTTAATCTTATTGATTGCGGGTATTAAGTATGTACGATGTATCAACAAAATTTAAAGAGAGTATGGCGACGCGTATACGTGACCGTGCTTATATGGTTGTATCAGTAGGTATATGTAATCAAGAGGCACAAGACAACGGAGAGTTTAATGGGGAGCTTTCAGAGTGGAGCAACCCTAACTCACCGTGGAATACAAGAAGTGTTGACACTGAGTATGCAACCTTAGAACAAAACTTTTTTAAGGCCGATGGTAAACTAACATATTTACCGGAGGGAGAAATAAAGCAGTATATGCCTAATGTTGGCATAGGTACAAAAGAAATAAAGGGCAGTGTAAAAATCACTTTCCCCGTGTCCTATGACATTAAAGGACTGACTATAAACATGGGGCGTGCGTATGCTACAAAGTTTGAGGTAGTAACTGATAGTTTTAGTAAAGAGTACGACAACGACAAAGAGCAGTTTGAGACAACAGATAACCTAGGCACAACAACCAGTATTTTAATCAAGCCACTAGAAATGATAGGAGGCCAGCAACGATTAAGAATACAAAACATTATTATGGGCGTGGGTGTTGTATTTAATAACGCAACCATAAAGAGTGCCAGCCACAAAGAAAAGATAAGTGCTATTGACGATGAATTGCCAAGCATAGACTTTAGTGTAACCGTGGCAGATGATGAAAACATTTTTGATGTTGACTCTACCGACTCTTTTGTTAATTACCTAGAAAGCGGCCAAACCGTTACATATTCAGTGGGACAGACGTTACAAGACGGGAGCGTAGAGTATTTACCACTAGGCAGATTGCTATTGACTGACTGGAATAGCGAGAGAGGCACTATGAGCTTTACTGCAAGTGATAGGTTCGAGTTTTTAGGTGATAAATACACTGAGGGTAATTACATACATACTAGAACGCTTTATGACGACGCAATAGCAGTATTAACTTATTGCGGACTAGAACCGGATGAGTACGAAATAGATGAGTGCTTAACGGACGTTGAGGTTACAAACCCTATACCGGAGGTTAGTTGTGCAGAGGCGTTACAGTTAATCGCTAACGCTGGTAGATGTATTGTTTATCAGAATAGGGACGGGCTAATAGTATTTAGAGCTAACTTTGCAACAGTAATAGACCCTACAAATATAGTAGTAACCTCAGATACAGACAGAGAATTTTCTGAGCCACACAACGTACTAACTAATGTTGATTATTACTATGCAGATATGACCCATAATTTCTTTAGTGCTGATGGTAGCATGAAGTTTTTACCGGAAAATGGAGAGGGTTATTTACCTAGTGGGTTTGTATCTGAGAGCGTGGCAAACGGCAAGGGAGAATTTGAGATAGAGCCAGCGCTAACAATGCAGTTTGAGGCAGCGTATACCTATTACGGGTTAAATGTTCAGTTTAAGAATAACGCGCCACGTAAAATGCAGATTGTAACATATAACGCCGGCGAGATTATGGATACGGCAGTATTTGACAACCTTAATGTTGATACATACCTAGTCCATACATTTAAGTCTTTTGACAAGATGGTTATATCTTTTCCAGTTGGTAAACCTAATGACAGAGTGGTTATATCTCATATTTCTTTTGGAGATTTAACCGATTATAGGTTGTCGTATGAGAATATCCTAGGAGCAGTTAAGGGATACCGTGAAATGAGAGTAAAAGACCTTAATGTAAAGGTTGTATCTTTTGAGGAAAGCGGAGATAAGCCTAAAGAGGTAGACGATAACGTATATGTTACCCAGCATATAGAAAACGTAGGCCAAGTAATAGAGTTTGCAAACCCATTAATCGGCACTGAGGAACACGCAAGGAATATCGCTAAGTGGCTAGGTAATTATTATGCAAATAACGTTTCTTATAATTGCCAGTATCGAGGCGACCCTAGACTAGACGCAGCAGATATTATTTTCCTAGACTCAGACCACTTAAATAATTTGCAAGTCGAAATAGAGGAACACACATTGAATTTTAACGGTGCATTTAGCGGAACACTGGAAATGAGACGTGCGCTAAAGCTAATGAGCGAGGAGGTAGTAAATGCGTAAGATTATTGACGGCAAACTATATGATACAGATACCGCGGAGCTGGTATATTTTGACCTTAATACTAAGCGTGGATTGTATCGGACTGTAAACGGCGCATTTTTTACTTTGTACCCTAATGGAGAAATTACTGCAAGGGCTGAGAAGTACGCAAAGCAGTATTTGGGAGAGCGTGACGTTGACAAGTATATAGAGATTTTTGGAAATGTTGAGGAGGCTTAGAGCATGAGCTGGACTACACCTAAGACTGACTGGAAAGCTGACGACTATATAAACGCCTCAGACTTTAACCGCTGGGTTAACAACATAAAATATCTTAAAGATTTATCACAGATATTATTTGAGGCGATGGAGCTGGAGGCAGTAGACGGAAATAAGAATTATAACTCCGATGTATACGCCTCAGAGATTAACGCAATAGAGCATAACCTAGATTTAATCAATAGGCGTACATACAACGCCGATATAGGCGAAATGCAGACATATTACCCTAATGGTGAGACGATTGATTATAACGAGATTAACCGTATTGAAAAAGCGTCGTTAAAGCTATTTAACACGATGTACGGCCAGTTATCAATCAGACCTCACCTAGCGGTTGTATTAACCCGTAAAAGCCTAGGCAAGCGAACAAAGTACGACCATAACGAGATAATAGCCCAGCGTTGCGACTGGCGACTTTCAGAGGATAGGAGAATAAGAGTATGAGTTTAAAAACAGATTTTATCAACGACGTATTAGACCCTAGCATGAACGGCAAGAGGCGTTATAGGCTTATTGAAAATCCGGACGGTACAGTGTCATTTGAGGACGTTACAACCTATTCAGAAATAGGTTCAGTTTATGGTGCTGGCGAGATTAACGAGCAGAATGAGGCTATTAATGAGCTAAATAACAATTTAGAGGAATTGAAGACATACTCTGATACAGAGAGAATTGTTGGTACTTTTAATGGTAAAGACGTTTATGAAAAGACAGTTATTAAAAGTGGTGCGTTAACACAAGCAACAGTTTTAGATAGTACTTTAACAAATAGTTATATTGATAATGTGCTAAATATTGACGGAACTTTAATACGTCAAGATGGTAGCCATGACACATTGGGTTATATTGCTGAATTATATTTTGCTAGTGATGGTATGCGTATCAATCGCAATACAAATTTTAGCTCAATTTCATGGACGAAGTGTTGTTTTGTTATTAGATACACCAAAAAATAATTCCACTAAATAAATACTCTGTATTGCAAGAAAGGAGCAACTATGGCTTTAAGAACAGATTATAAAGACGACGTGCTAGACACTTCGGTAAACAACAATAGAGTATACGTTATTAAAGACTCCAGCGGAGCTATTCTATATGAGGGTGCTACCATTGAGGAAATAACAAAGTTTGAGCAAGAGGGTTCAAGTTTTGGTGCAGCAGATATAAACGCGACCAACGAGGCCGTGAATGAAATTAATAACAATTTAGAGGAATTACAGAAAAAGGGAACATGGGAAGAAATCCTTTTTTCTACTAATAGTGGTGTTAAAGAATTATCTAAATCACTAAGTAATTTTACACAAATTGCAATAGTAAATGAGAATGGTAGTGGAGATGTTGCGTTTAGTTGCGAAACTTATTCAATAGAGGCTTTTAAGCGATACACGAACAGAGCGCAAACTTATGAAAGTGGTACTACATACGTTTATTGTAAATATGTTGATGATACACATATCAATATTACTGGTATAGGAAGTAATTCAAACGCAAGAATATTTGGAGTTTATTAATTCCACTACTGTTACATACTCAAAAAAATGGGACAAAGACCCTACAAATAACAGATATACTTAAACTATCAAAATGAAAGAGGGAAAGTATGGATAACGAAATAATCGCAACCAAACTAACTGAACACGAAAACCGTATAAAGGTATCCGAACATCGCATTGAGGATTTGGAAGAAAAAACAGACCGCTTAGAGGATTTGACTTTATCAGTGCAAGAGTTGGCTATATCTGTTAAGACAATGACTGACGAAATGAAAACGGCCAAAACTGCCACAGACAATATAAAAGAAAGACTAGCGGAGGTAGAGGCGCAACCATATAGGGCTAAAGCGGCCATGCATGATAAATACGTGTCGCAGATTGCTACACTGATTATCGGAACGCTGGTCGGTTTCTTGCTTAAAACATTGTTAGGTATTTAAGGAGGTAAAAATGTTAGAGAAATTAACAAGACTGTTAACTGTTAAAAGCATAGTGACACTGGTACTAACAATAGTATTTGCGTACCTTGCTATTGCTGGTACTATAAGTGGCTCAGAGTTTCTGACTATATTCACTATGATTATTTCTTTTTACTTTGGCACACAAGCAAAAAAGGAGGACTAGCAAATGGTTATTAATGTACACGCCGGTCACAATCCGGACGGCAAGACTGCTTGCGGTGCAGTAGGACTTATTAAAGAGTCCACAGAGGCACGCGAGGTTAAAAATCGTGTTGTTTCCTTATTAAAAGAGCAAGGACACACTGTATATGATTGTACTTGTGATAATGGTACAAGTCAGAATGACGTGTTAAAAAAGATTGTTACAAAGTGTAATGAGCATAGCGCAGACCTAGACGTAAGTATTCACTTTAATGCTGGAGCTAACGACAAGACCGGTAACGGTAAGTCAACTGGTGTTGAGGTGCTAATATACTCAGCGTCAAGTAAAGCGGCCACAAAGGCTAAGGATACTTGCAATGCTATCGCCTCACTGGGCTTTAAGAATAGAGGTGTTAAGACTAACTCAAGTCTTTATGTACTCAAGAATACTAAAGCGCCAGCAATGTTGATTGAGTGTTGTTTTGTTGATGATAAGGACGATGTAAAGTTGTATAATGCAGATACAATGGCACGCGCTATTGTAAAGGGTATCACTGGAAAGACCGTAACTGCTACCGCGACTACCACAACAACTACAAAGACAAATTATTATCCAGCATATAAGGGTACATCAACCTCCATTACAACTGCACTTGCAGCAGTAGGAGAGAAAGACACAAGCATTACTAATAGACGAAAGATAGGTATTGCTAACGGTATTACTAATGTTGGCACAATCGCTGGTAACACAGAAATGTTAACCCGACTGAAAAAGGGTACATTAAAGAAAGTATAAAGTTACCCAAAATACCCCAAAAGAGTGCAAGAACTCAGTGTTTATGCGTATCTATGGAGTTTTTATGTGGGTTCAAGTCCCACTGCCGGCACTTCATAAAAAAGCCTAGAAATGGCGCAAAATCAAGCCTTAAACCCTTTGGTTTAGGGCTTTTTTGTTGCCTAGCGTTGAAACGAATTTACGCGGTTTGAAAGCATTAATTTCATAAAAAATGCCCCAAAATACCCCAAAATCCTTGCCGTTCCCACTGCTAGTGCTATAATGGGGCTAGGAGGTACGAGTTTATGACCATAGAAAAACGCGGAAACTCATACAGAGCGACCATACAAATTGACAAAAAAAGATATAGAGCTACTTTCGACCATCAACCAACTGAGGCCGAAATGATGATAGCTATATCAAAACAAATGCTGGATAATAACAAGTCGAGCGATACAACGCCATTTAAAGATTGTATTGCTAAATACATTGAGGATAGAACTAATACGGCCTCACCGACTACAATAAAGGGATACAAAGATATTGAAAAAGTATTACCAGCACGCCTAATGGATATGCACGTTAAAGACGTAGACCAAGCGATAGTACAATCAGTGATTAATGAGCTAGCTGCTACACGCGCACCCAAAACAATTAGGAATATACACGGGCTAGTATCCGCAGTGTTAAAAATATATAGGCCGGAGCTGATACTAAAGACTTCATTACCAGCAAAGATTAAGAATGATTTTTATATACCAACAGATGATGAGATTAAGGCGTTGAGAGAATACGCTAAAGGCAGTGTATATGAGGTTGCTTTTTTGCTGGGTTGTAATGCACTAAGACGTAGTGAGATATGTGCGCTTGACGTTAAAACGGACGTAGACGCAGTTAATAATATTATCCATATAAATAAAGCAAAGGTATTAAATGCCGATAAAAAATGGATAATAAAGAACATAACAAAGACTACTGAGGGTAAGCGTGATATTGAGGTATCACCTCAAATTATTCAGTTGTTAATAGAAAAAGGCGTGGCTTACGAGGGTTGCCCTAATAATTTAACGCACTGGATAAAAGAGGCTGAGACAAAGCTGGGCATTAATGAGTTTTCTTTCCATAAGTTAAGACACTATTACGCCAGCACTGCTCACGCGCTAGGCGTTCCGGATTTGTATATACAAAAGCAAGGAGGCTGGGCTAGTACGGAGGTGCTAAAGAGTATATACCAGCACACGTTAGAGCGGACGGCGCAAAAAGAAAGCGAAAAAGTTAGAAACTATTTAAGTAATGTATTGTTTGAAAATGCCACAAGTGGTAATGTAAAAGAATAAGGAGGGTTTACGTTATGTCAACATACACAACAAATACAAGTGATAAGAAAAGATTAGTAGCATTACTGTTATGTATCTTTGGTGGATTTTTTGGTTTGCACTATTACTACGTTGGAAGAATAGGAAAAGGATTGTTATATACCTTTACGTTTGGTATATGCATGATAGGCTGGTTTATTGATATTATAAAAATCCTTTTAGGTTCATTTACTGATAACGTAGGAGCGCCACTAAGAGAGTGGTAATAACTATTGATTTTAAGCACTGGTTTAGGCCGGTGCTTTTTTTATTGCAAAAAATTTTTAATTTACCTATTGCATATACGGCGTTGCCGTAGTAGAATAAGAGACAGTTAAAGACCACATCAAAACGCGGAGGTAAAAAATATGAATTACGCTTACAAGGTTTCAGTAAAGATTTTAGAGGCTGGCAAGATTAAGGTTGTCGAGCAGTATGTATCAGCTTGGCACTACGGAGGCATTGTTGACGGAGTTGTTATTAATGAAAATGCAGTAACACTTATTGATGGCGACGGTAAGACAGTTTTCACTAATGTGATTGCAGTGGATGAAGATATAACAGATTATTTTGAGATTGATTAGGAGGTGCAGTAATGAATAGATTTTTATACTGGTTACGATTTAGCTGGAGGAAAGAAAATAAGCAGTGCAAGGGTTGTTGCTTAAACTGCAAATACTATAACGAGTGTAAGGAGGACGGGGCTGAATAGCCCCGAGGAGGTTGAATATGTACGGTTTAACAATTACTTATTATCACACATTATACAAGAGACTTGTTACTGAGCCAGTAGCCGGCAAGGTTACTTTTCCAACAGACGCAGCAACCGGCAAGACATACGCGGTATATGCAAGTGGAGGACACCATCACCAAATAGAGATTGAGCATATAGTTAGCATAGACTACACAGAGGAGGTATAAGAATGAAAACATTTCAGTTATTAGGAATAACAGTTAAGGTACATAACAAGCGTGAGGCAAAGCTGGTTAGAATTATTGAGGGCAAGATTGAGTACGCTATTAAGCATTACAAGGAGAATGAATTTGGACTTGTCAGCAGATATATGGACGAGATAAACGAAGATTTTGGAGTCCTTTACTATATGGATTGCATAAGCAAGCCGAGTTACTTTTTCATTACAGATATATTGGAGATTAAGGAGGTACAATATGAGCAGTTTTGTTAATGGTTATTTAATCGAGTATATATGTGGTTACACATACGTTACAGTTACTAAAGGTCATATAGATGAGTTTCACCGTTTTATCGGTGAGGAAATGGTATTTAGAAGTGAAAGTTGGGACGAATGTGAGCGCTGGGCGCTGGAGCATTAGGAGGTGCAATATGGGCGAGTACAGAAGATTAAATGAAATGATAAAGCATGAGCAGTCAGCTATTGATATTATCGACTGGGAGTTGCAGTGGCAGACAGACAAGGAACGTCGTGAGGCGCTCCTAGAGGAGAAATACGAGCGTCAGATAGGCATAGGCGAGATAAAGGGCGAATTGCTGGAAATGGCCGAAATGGACGGGCTAGACGACCCATACGAGGCGTTTGATTAAGGAGGTTGATTATGGATACAATGCGTAAGGATTTTGGTATAAATGGCGTGTCTGACGTGGCAGTGGAGTATAACGGTTATATGGTTTCATTCCTAGTGGCTACACCGGACGGTGAGGGAATGATGGCAGTAACATATTCGGAGTTTATGGAGGCGTTTAAGGCGCTAGCCTATGTTGCACTTACAAGCTGGAATACAGACCTAGCAAACGAGTACAGAGATTTTGACCGTGCGGTTAAGAATATGATAAATTATAGGCACTGGTAGGAGGTGCTATAAATGAAAGAATTTAGACAGTCAACTGGTATGACCCAGCAACAGTTTGCTGATTACTTTGGTATACCAGTAAGGACGTTACAAGACTGGGAGCAAGGACGACGTACACCACCGGACTATATTTTAATGATGATGGTTAGGATATGGAATTTAGAAACGAGGTAAGCTATGAGAGAGCGAATATTAGATTTGGTTAAATCTCAAACTAACATTAATGCTGGAACGTATGAAATGCTATCAATGATGTTATACTCATACGAAAGTATTATTAGAAAGGCAGAAAGAGATAATATTAGACTACAATTAGAAGTTGGCGTATGTGAGTTGTGTGATTACTACGAAATAGAAGATGAGAACTGCAAACAATGCATGAAAAATAAACACGAGATAGAGGCATTTAAAAGATGGTTGGAGCAACCGCTGACTGATTAATTAAAATGGAGGTTTATATTATGAAAGCAAAAATGATTAAGTATTATCCAAACGGCAACGTGCAACCTTGGAATAAGTACGAGTATGAATGTATTGATTGTGGTTCACATTACTATAAAGAAACTTATAACTCACGTATTAGCCCTTATTGTATCGAGTGCAAAAGGAAACATAGAACAGAAGATAGTAAAATTAATGCACAAAAAAGAAAAGCTAAAAGAGAGGCTGATATCCGAGCAGATGAGAGGGCAAAGGTTGTTGATGAGTTTGTACAAGAATGTAAAGGGTTTGAAGATATAACATTCGATAAATTCCATATAGAGAGAATTGAACTAATAGCAAAACAAATAAGGGAGCAAAAACAATAGCTTAATAGGAGATTATAAAACGATGGTAAAAGAATATATGTTAAGCATTGAAGAATTAAAAACAAAATTTCCATTAGGCTCAACACAAGAAATTGATGGAAAGACTTATGTTGTAAAAGGGTACTCTGAGCCAATGGCAACTAATTGTATGGCTTCATTCCCACAAGTGATTTTTTCAGATAAACAATAACTTGACAAAGTAAAGGAGGGCAATTAGCCCTCCTTAGTTTTTGTCCGCCAGCGCGTCAATCATAACATTGATAACCCTAAGCTGGTCGTTGTTCAGTCGTCGTAGATTTGCCACCGTATTACAATAGTCGTCACTATACCCGTAATACTCAAATAAGAGCTTGCCAGTCACCTTATAAAGCCGGTATATGCCTATTAATTCTAGTTTAGATACTTCACCCGTCATAGCCCTTTTATAACGGTTTAGAGTCAATCCTAGGCGCTTTGCAAACTCAGCTTGAGATAGTCCTAGGCGCACGCGTTCTCTTTCTACCTCAACACAAAAAGTACGTTCCATTGTTTTCTCATCCATACGTTATCCTCCAAAAATAGGCCACAATAAAGTAAGAAATGTGTAAATATAGCTTGATAATAGCACAAAAACGTCAGAAAAATTAGGCTAATATAAATTTAAGAAATATTTAATTTTACTATTTAGGGAGGAGAAGTTATGATAGTAAAGGACACGGGGAAAGTAACAGAACTACAAAATGAAATAAAAAAAGTAATAGACGGCATAGATAATAGCCGTGTTTTAGAGTTTCTGTTGAATTTTATTATGTCGTCGTGGGAGAGTTGGAAATGAATATTGATGAATTAAAAGCTATCTGTTGCGAGTTGATTATAGACGAGCAAGATGAGGAGTTTGTCAACAAAATTTACACGCTCATGATACTACACGAAAAGTAAGATTATTTTAAAATTGAATGACAACTTATGGTAAGTAGCCAGCTTGCCACAAGAAAAGGCCGGTTTATACCGGCCTAGATATTTCTAAATTGTTTAATTAAACTATCTATTACCAGCTTATCAGTTGGTGTTAAATCCCTATATATTTTAACTATATCCAAAATAGCGTCATACATAGGATTGTCGCGCCCGTGTTCTAGCAACTCTGAGATTATTGTTGCGTCCTCATCCAAGCTAGGAGCTTGCATATCACCCTCACCAGTTTTTAACCAATGGTAGTTTGTGTTAGTTACCCTAGCAATATCTTTAAGCGTTCTTTCTGATGGTCTTTCAATGCCATTTTCCACCCTACTGTAAAACGACCTAGATACGTTGATTAATTCAGCAACTTCATATTGCTTTAAATGTGCGCTAAGGCGTGCGGTCTTAATTCTTTCAGTCATAAATATTCTCCTTATTTGTTAACTAATTTAATTATACATACTTTGGCCTCACATGAAACATTTTCTTTAAAAAATGTTACGTGAGGTCATTTTTTATATTGACAAAGTTTCGTCACTTAATTATTATAATTGCGTAGCGTACTTTCAAAAGTAAAGTTACAGTTTCAGATAACAAGTATGAAAGGAGTTTAAGACCACATGAAAAGCAACAATTTTAATTTAGGGGAGGAGCTTGTATTTATCTCAAAGCACCATGCGGCTAGTTACGCAAAGGACTCAGATATAGTCGTTTCGATTTACAAGGGAAAGAACAGAGCAAGCGACTCAATAGCGTTTGCGTTCCGTAACAAGATTAACGACGTTATTTCAAATGACGAAAAGCAGTATCTAGTCTTTGCACTAAAGAAAAATCGTATCTATTTTCAAGCCAGCGACCGCAAGAATGGTTACGCAGTTACAGACAAGGGATTGTGCCGATACATGAGAGCGTCGTTAAGGCCGGAGGTTATAGCACCATTTAAGGACTTTATCGGTGAGTATTCACTAAAGTATGACGACTTTCACGAGTTGTATTACATCGAAAAGGAGGCCGAGTAATGGAGGAAAGTTACAAAGAAATAATCAAGGCTCACATCGAGAGAGCATTTAACGGCATGATAGTTGATTTTGACGGTCAACTGAAAAGCGATGGCACATATGACTACACCGCAGAGGTGTTTTCAAGAATTATGAACAAGACGTATAAGGTAAGCGGTTTTGTTGGGTCGCTAGGAAGTATACACCTACGTTTCGACGTTGGAGGAGATTTTGTTTTTATCGAGGTATAAAGCATGACAGACAAAGAAAAGGAATTAGTAAAAAGTATTGCTGGTTTAGATAATGCGTCAATCACTGCATTACAAATATCAGCTAACGCACTAAAGGCAAGGGAGGAGGTGAAAAGAAATGTCAAGAAACAGTCTAAGTAAGAGAAACGGCGAGTATGTCGGCAAGGATTTTTCAAGATATGTTGCGAGCTTAGGAATGAGCAATAGAGCAATAGGCGAGGAGCTGGGAGTTACTAGCCAGCGTATCGGCCAAAAGCGCAGTAACAACAACTGGACGCTCAAGGACGCGACATTGATTTTTAAGCTGGGCGAGGCAACTGATGATGAGATTTTGAGAATAATGAGAGTGTAAAAAATGAACGGACTATTTGCTGGCATTATAGCAACACAAATGCAAATGCAGACGAACATTAAGCGCTCAATAATTGAAAATCCCGTTGTGGTTGTTGAGGAATATGAGCCGGCTATTAAATTAAAGCGAGTTACTTGTTATTTAGACCGTGGCACTACTGCAAGTGGTACAGAAACGCGATACGGAGTAGCAGCTGGTAAGAAAGAGTGGTTAGGCCAAACAATCCACTTATATGAAAACAATGACGGGGCAGTAGGTGATTATATCGACAGTTTTGTTATCGAGGATACCGGATACGGTAGAGAAGATATAGACGGGCTGGGAACAATCCAAACCGGAAAGACTATTGATATATGGTTACCCGATGAGGAGAGCGTCACACAATGGCAACGAAACTATGGCGATTACCTATTTATAATGTTCGACGCACAAAAATAGCCACCAGCTTTCCTAACGCGGAGGTACACGCTGATGGCATAAGTTTAAGACCATAGTAATAATAACACAAATTTTAAATTGCTACAAACGGAGGTTTAAGACCATGAAATTTAGAGAGCTAATTGCTACTGAGATTGAGTGCAGAGTTGCAACAGTCAATGAAAAAGGTTGCTCACTTCTTTTATACAAAGACGCTAGAGCAGATATGAATTTACTGGATGAGGCCGTAGGAGCTGGTAACTGGCAGAGAAACCATGAAGTAATTAACGGCAACCTATTTTGTAACGTTGGAATAAAGATAGACGGCGAGTGGGTATGGAAACAAGACGTAGGAGTAGAGAGCTACACCGAAAAGGAAAAAGGCCAAGCCTCAGACGCTTTTAAGCGTGCTTGCTTTAATTGGGGCTTAGGACGTGAGTTATATACCGCACCTTTTATATGGATAAACGCCGGAGACGTAAACATCGTTAATGGTAACAACGGCAAGCCTACAACATACGACAGATTTATCGTTGATGAGATAGGTTACACAGACGGGGTTATTACTAGATTGCAGATTACTAATACAAAGACCCGCAAGGTTGTATTTAACATGGGTAAATCGGAGCAGACAAAGGCTGAGGAGCATTACGAGGAAGTCAAGAAAATGACTATCGACGCTACAAAGGTAAAGGTACTTAAAAACAAGGCCAAGGAAAATAAGATTGACTCGGCATTTTTAGCAAATATGTGCGGTAAGAAAACTATTGAGGAGCTAACAGAGGCACAGTTTAACAACATCATTAATAACTGGGATAAGGTGCTTGAAAAATGGAGTTTAAAGGAGAACTAAAGGATGTGACAGTTAATATGCTGGGACGCGAGGTAAATATAACCTTTTCTACCCCGCTAACAAGCGAAATAAGGGAGTTTATAGATAAAGCCAAAGAAATACCCGCATACAAAGTAAAGGCCGTTAAATGGACTGAAAAAAGGTCTTTAAGTGCTAATGCATATTTCCATAAGTTATGCGAGTTACTGGCAACAGAAAGAACGTTGCGCGGGGACGTTGTAAAGCCGTATCAAGTGAAAAATGAAATGATTGCGTCATACGGCCAGCGTGAGTATTTAGAGTCCGGTAACGCATGGGTTATTAAGACTCAGATTACTTTAGATGAGGCTATGAATTTACAAAACGACACGCACTTACAGTTTATTAAAGCAGACCCTAAAGAGGACAACGTGTACTGGTACTACCTAATGCGAGGCAGTCACACTTATGACACTAGGGAAATGGCAGTGTTGATTGAGGGAACAATAAGCGAGTGTAAAGCGTACAACATAGAGACGTTACCACCGGAGGAATTAGAAAGGATGATTGATAAATGGCAGTCAAGTTGAGTGTAATGCAAGACTTAACTAAAGATTATATCCCGTGCTATTTATGCCGGAAACAAGCAAATGATTTACACCATTGTCTACACGGGACGGCAAATAGAAAGATATGTGACCGTTACTTATTGACCGTGGCGTTATGCCGTAGATGTCACATGAATTTGCATGACAAAGGCATTAACGACGACTACTTGAAACAAAAAGCTCAAGAGACGTTTGAGAAAGAGTACGGCGACCGTGATGAGTTTATAAAGATTTTTGGAAAAAGTTTTTTGGAGGTTTAAGACTATGAGTTTATGGGAGTTAACGAATGAATATCAAGCATTGTATGAAATGGCAGATGATGAGGATATGGAGGCTAAGGCTGATGTATGGTTCGACAGTATGGAGGCCGTTGAGGGAGAGATTGAAATAAAAATTGATAACACTACAAAGGTCATCAAGAACATTGAGGCTGACGCGTCGATTATACGCGCTCAAGCGTCCGTATTTAAGGCTGAGGCTGAGAGGCTGGAGAATTTAGCCAAGACAAAAGACAACGCCGTTAAACGCCTTAAAAGAGGCATTACAGAGGCCATGCTTAAAACTGGCAAGACAAAGTTTAAGACAGATAGTTTTTCGTTTTGGACTGCTACTACAAAGAGCGTGGAGATAGAGGACGGCGTGGACGCTAATTTTATTGATGATGAGCTGGTAAAGATTAAGCGTGAGATTGACAAGACCGCAGTTAAGAAAGCATTAGAGGCTGGCGAGGAGTTAGGCTGGGCGTGCTTAAAAGAGACTACCGGAGTGAGGTACAGATAATGGCCGATTGCACACTACTAAACGGTGATTGCATAGAGGCAATGGCTGACGCAATAACAAGAGGTTTAAAAGTTGATTACTGCTTTACCTCACCACCTTACAATCGCGTAAGGAATGACAAGTATAACAACTATGCAGACACTAAGAACAATTATTACGAGTTTTTAAAAACGGTAATAGAACAGAATTTAAGTGTATGTAAGTACCTTTTCTTGAATATACAAAAGAACTATTACAACAAGAACGAAGTTTTTAAACTGCTGGGAGATTACGCAGATAAGATTATTGAGATTATCGTATGGACTAAAACAAATCCTATGCCAGCCAGCGGTACAAATATCACTAATTCTTATGAGTTTATAGTTGTTTTGTCTAACACGGAAAAGTCTTTAAAGGCAAAGAAAACCTACACTAAAAACCATATTGAAACATCGGTATATAGTGAAAATCCTTATAAAAAAATCCATAGGGCAGTAATGAAACCCGAAGTGGTTGACTGGTTTATTGAGCGATTTACAGATGAGGGAGATACAATACTGGACTGCTTTATGGGAGTGGGTACAACCGGTGTTAGTTGCATAAGAAATAACCGTAATTTTATCGGGATTGAGCTAGATAAACAATACTTTGATATTGCAAAA